GCGTAAGTGCCGGCAGTGTGGAAGTACACTACCCCTGCGCCAGATTCGGGAACGGACACTGCGTCGTGCAGGGAGTTCGTGGCATAAGGGAATCGATTGATTTCGAGTACTCCAAGAGGGCTAGAAAAGGTTGGCGTGGTGATGCCAAGGTGGAATTCTCCAGCTCCGCCCAAGTGGTGGTATCTTGGCTTGATGAGTCTCATGTGGTACGAGACCCATAATTCTCCAACTGTGGTGGTGGCTTGCATGCCTTGAGTCGCCACAGTTAGACGACCCAAATCATGAAATCTTGCGTCCGCTTCTACTTGGGGAGGTCCAGTGAGGAGATGGTCAATCAATGACTTTGAGGGGGCACATTCAACGGGATGTATCATGTTGCTGCAGGGAACACCACTAACGGTGAATTCGTAAGATTCCATCTCTTTCTTGTCCTGGAAAGGTGGATCCAAGACATCATAGTTGGTGGTCATAATCACAGTCCCAAGCGCCGTGTCTGTCGATCCAACAGCGGTCCCACTGGTGGTCTTAAATTCGTAAACACATCCCAGCATTTCATATTGCTCGTAGGAGCCAGCAATGATAGATAGCCAGGGGAATGAATCTGGGTTACTTGGATTAATGGTATATTCCTGAGAAGTGAAAGCTGTTGAGCCGTAAATGTCTGTGACAAATTCACGGTGGGACACGATCGTGTCCCCGGCTTTGTTCCCAAATATAGGGGGACCATTATTAGTGAGAAGGGAATTACGGTTGACCTTATAAGCTCCCATTCCAGTAATGTGAGAGAACAGATCTCCAGCAATTCCTCCCCACTTGCTTCCAGATTCCCCTCCAAGGAAACCTCCAACGCTTCTTCCAATAGCATTGGACAAACCGCGCGAGTAATTGGACTCGCCACGTGGTTTCTTGTTTCTTTTCTTTTTCTCGGGGGGGCGGTAACTCTGATTGGGATTACGACGTGACGTTAGAGCGGCTACAATTGGGGTGGCCTTGCTGACACTCTTATTATTATTCTTATTCTTATTGGCCTTGTTGGGGGCCTTAGTTTTGGACATTATGAAAGTTTAAATTTGTAACGAGTTAGTTTCTCGATACCCGTATAGCGATTAGCAGTTTTGTTTCTTGCTAAGGAAGGTGGAAGCAGGCTTACGCCTGCTTAGCCATGAGGATGGAGACCATGCCCGGGGTCTTCTTTCCTTTAATCTCTATCGTTCTGGTCGTGAAACCAGTTCGCCTGAAGAACATCTCTTTCCCCTTCACAACATCAATTCTCGGATGTTTGATAATCATCATTTTGACCCCGACCTCGATGAGATCTGAGACCAGATTCAGAATTCTCATCTTGCCAAAAGCCAATTTGTTAGCGGGCAATAATTCACCTTCTTTGTCCAACCACGGTGGGTCCATGTAGACAAGTGTTTGCTCCGCAGGATGGTCGGCATAGGTCTTAGAGTCAGAGAGTTGACTCTTCTTTCCTTCCTGGTGTAAAGGGCCCCGGTAATTCTCTCCCGCCACGGGTCTACCCACGCTGCGTAGTTCATACGTGG